CTCGTTCAAGCCATACAAGGAATATTTGGTCTATGCCAAAATCCCTTTGTGGTTTCTTCGGTGTCGTATCCGAGCCCCCTCGTTCACGTTCTAAACGGAGCGATGGGGTTGCCCGAACGACACCTGGGAAGGGTGGTCCTGAACGGAGCGCGTCTCGTAAACGCGCCCCGAGCAACAGGGCTTCCCGAAAACCACGGTGTGTGTTCCCTGTGACCAGCAGGTCCATCCATCGTGTGTCGAAGCGCATGAAGCAGATGCAGCCCAAGAAGCGCAAGAGACTGTTAAAGGTCCTTGACGCCTTCTGGGCTTCTCTGCAAGGTGCCTTGATCGCGTCTTCAGTCCCGACAAGTTTCAATTTGTCAGTGAAGCACGAGCGACAAGGCGCGTTTGCGATTCAACACACGATGTGGTGGATGTTGCGTACTACGGTGTTTTCAGGGCCGGGTGCGGTGGCAGCTGCGCTGAAGGAATCGGCGACGAAGGTTAGAGCCCTTGTCTTCGAGCGATCGAAGACTAAGGGAGCTCACTTACCTCTCGCCCGTATTCCTGTCTTGCGTAGCTTAGCGGTGGGAAAGCTGACCAAGCTGGCTGATCCAGAGCTCGCGCTCCAGTACAGTTTCATTGGTCGTTCCCTCCCAAAGCCTCCGCGCTCCGTAACCCTGAAAGCGGTCAACAAGCATCGCGAATGCTACACTAGGCCGGCAGTCCCGGTTGCCCCCCATACCCTCGAGTCAGCTCGAGCGTGGGCTTACAAATGGGCGCGATCACATCGCCCCAAAAGTAATCCTTTCACGTTCGCACTGACCCAAGGGTCTTGCCTTGAGAAATCAAGGAAGGAGGGTGGACTGGCAGCTTACCTAGCGGAACTTTCGCAGTGTCCTGTTGACGCACCCGAAGTATCCAACGCCCAGAAACCGACCGGCGTAATGGCCGCCAACTGGGAAAGTCTGGTTGCTCATGCAAACCTCAGAGAAGGTTTGATCGCCGCGCTTATGCCCTATATCTCGGGACGCAAGCCTCTTCGTGCTGAAGTGCTTGCTATCCCTGAGAGAGGCTATAAGACGCGAATTGCGAGCAAATCTCCTGGCGCCGCGGTAGCCCTCGGGCACATCTTGCGCCGCGTCCTTCTCTCCTGTATAAGGAAAGACGGACGTGCGTCGCAGGTGCTCCAAGGGGACCACTTAGCCGCCATTGAGAAGATGCTTGAGCAGCCAGTCGCTGATCCATCGGAAGTCCTCAGTGCGGATCTCACGACCGCGACCGATCTCCTACCATTTGACCTTGTAAAGGCCTTCTGGGACGGAATCGTTCACGGTCTTGAGATGCCCGGCCTCCTCGCGGAGGTCGGGTACGCACTCTTGGGACCGATGGAGCTCAGCTATCCCGAGTTGGGCGACGAGGTGCACACTTCGAAGCGGGGGATCCTTATGGGACTCCCGTTATCGTGGTGCATCCTTACGCTTGTCAATCTCTGGGCTGCGGAGACTTCGGTCAACGTAGCACGCAAGCAAACCGGAGTTCGCGGGCCACAACCCTTCCGCATATGCGGTGATGACCTAGCAGCAGTCTGGC